AAGGACTTGGTGCTATCAAGCAAAACTCTAACCGTTACTACAGACGTGTTAAGGTTACCAACCTTATGTAAGCGAGATGCTTATATTTTTCAAGAGACTCCTTCGGGGGTCTCTTTTTTTATGCTATAATAAATATGATAGTTTATATTGTTCCAGTGAAAGATCAAAACTCAATTAATGAAAAAGAAACTAAAGATCAGAAATGGAATAGGGGTTTAGATATTTTCATAGAATCAGTTCAGAAACCTGATCATGCACTTAGAGGGTGTGCTCATAATCAGAAATGTTATCATGAGCTGATGGAAGTGCGAAATGAGGTATTATCTTACCTAAGTACTATACGACGGTAACAATAATCACTTTGAGACCTGTGCCTCCATTTCCCCAGTATCCAGAGTATATGAACGGTAGACTAAAGAAAGTTGACATGGAATCTCGACTTCTCAAAATTAAGAAAGGTATAGATGAACATACGTGGTATCCTATGTGGACACCACAGGAAAGATGGGCTGCTCAACAAGCCCTAAATAATGCATTAGATGTATTACACGAGTACGATTACTGATGCCAAGTAGACAAGTTACTCATCCAATGAAACTCCAACAGGTTTCTAACAGGAATTTCTTGTCTGTTGTTGGGTTTAAGATGATACTCAATAGATGTCCAAAGGTAGATTTTCTTTGCAATTCAGCAAACCTACCATCAATAACATTAGGTGTAGCAGAACAGGCAACGTATCTTAGAAATATTCCTGTACCTGGTGATAAAATCCAGTACGATGATCTAAGAATAACCTTTGTTGTAGATGAAGATATGGAAAACTATCTTCAGGTTTACCAATGGATGACCTCTTTAGGTTTTCCAGAATCAGTAGGACAGTATAGTGAATTACTTTCTAATAAACCAGAAGTAGATAATCCAAGTGATCCTAGAAATGAAAGATCTGATGGAACTCTTCAAATTTTGAACAGCAATCTTTTGCCCAGTGTAACTGTAAAGTTTAGGGATTTATTTCCTGTTAGCTTGAGTGGTGTTCCATTCAATGCTACAGCAGAAGACCAACAATATTATACTGCAGAAGCTTCGTTCAAATATACTTTATATGATGTGATTGATGTCAATGGAAAGAAAGTCTAACCCTTGCACTGTAGAAGCAATACAGGCAATGTGGGAAAAAGACTCACATATGAATCAAGATGAACTTGATAATGAGTCACTAAGAATACCACAGTTACATTGTAAATATTACGACCTATATAATACGATATTGCTCATGCGAAAGCGTGATGAACAGCAGTATTCCACTATTCTATTAGATCGTAGAAAGTATTACACTGGAAAAGCTACTGCAGACATATATGCAGAAGAACCATTTCCATATAAAGTCAGAGATAAAGAAGACTTGAAGTTGTATCTTGATGCAGATGAAAAACTGACCAAGACAAAACTCAAGATCGAATACTACGATACTATGCTTAGGTATCTTGAAGAGATACTAAAGCAAGTAACTAATAGAACCTATCAGATAAAGAATGCAATTGAGTGGCGTAGGTTCTCTGCAGGTTATGGCTGATCTTGTTATAAAAAAGAAGAATGAAGTATTTCTTCAGATAAAATGTGAACCTCATGTTGGACATGAGCTGTCTGATAATTTTACATTTGATGTACCAGGTGCTAAGTTTATGCCTCAGTACCGTAGTAAGTATTGGGATGGTAAGATACGTTTATTCAATTTACAGAAAGGAGAAATATACGTAGGGTTATTAGATAAGGTAACGTCATTTTGTAAGAGACATGATTATCAATTTGAATTTTTAGATAGTAAATATTATGGTTTACCGTATGAACAGAACGATAATATATCTGATGCTGGTGTAAAGGATTACGTTACAGCAATATCAAAATATAAACCTAGAGGATATCAGTTAGAAGGAATAACTGATGCATTGAAACATAATAGAAGACTTATAATATCTCCTACTGGTAGTGGTAAATCTCTCATGATTTATTCTATCACTAGATATCATGCTGAACATAATCGTAGAGTTTTAATTATTGTTCCTACTACTTCTCTTGTAGAACAAATGTATAAGGATTTTATAGAGTATGGTTGGGATGTAGAAAAATATTGTCATAAAATCTATGCAGGTAAGGATCTTCTTAGTGATAAGAATGTTATTATATCAACTTGGCAGTCAATTTACAAGCTACCTAAGACATGGTTTAAGTATGATGCAGTCATAGGTGATGAGGCACATCAATTTAAATCCAAGTCATTGGTTAGTATCATGACAAAATTATTTGATACTAAATATCGCTATGGATTTACAGGTACACTAGATGGTACTCAGACTCATAAATGGGTTTTGGAAGGACTCTTCGGTCCGTCGTATAAGATTATTAATACGTCGGATTTGCAAGAAGCAGGATTCCTTGCTCGATTAAATATCAAAATACTTCTACTGAAACATGATCCAAAAGCATTTGATCTTTATGAGGATGAAGTTCAATATCTTATAACTCATGAAAAAAGAAATAAGTTTATAAAAAACCTAGCACTGGACTTGAAAGGTAATACTCTTATCCTCTACAGTAGGGTTGCTACCCATGGGCAGATATTATATGACCTCATAAATACTAATGAACGCCCTGTGTTCTTTGTACATGGTGGTGTTGATGCCCAAGAACGAGAAACTGTCCGTGAACTTACTGAAAAAGAAAACAATGCAATTATTATTGCTTCCTATGGCACTTTTAGCACTGGGATCAACATTAAGCGGTTGCACAACATCATCTTCGCCAGTCCTTCCAAATCCAGAATTAGAACTCTCCAGTCCATCGGTAGAGTCCTTAGAAAAGGCGTTGGAAAAATAAACGCAACCTTATATGATGTAGCTGATGATACTAAGAAAGGTTCAAAGCAAAATTATACTTTGAATCATCTCATTGAACGCATCAAATACTACAACGAGGAAAATTTTAGTTATGACATCATCCAAATTAAATTCTAAAGAACCGTATGATGAGTTCGTAGCATCCATCAAGTTAGTAACTGGTGAAGAAATACTTACTAAAGTAATTGTAGATAATAATAATCAAGAGAATCAAATAATTATTGATAATCCACTAATATGTCATGAGGTTCGCTCCTCTGGAGCGAATATACCCATGGGGTATAAGTTTGAGCCTTGGATGAAAATGACTGATGAAGATGTATTTGTATTGAATATGAATAATATTGTAACTATATCTGAAGTAAAAGAAATAGGAGTTCTTGAAACATATAATTCTGTAGTAGCAAATGGATTCAAAAGAACTCACCCAGAATTAAATAGAGATATGGGTTGGATAAATTCTGTAGAGAGATCTAGATCTATAATAGAAAAATTATTTAAAGGTGAGGATGCTTCTAAAGAACCTAAGAAAGAGTAGCTAAAGCCTCGTCTGAACCGCCACACGGTTAGTGTACACCAATTAGACAAGTATGTCAAGCTGTGCTATAATTACATCATACAAATAAACTTATAAATGACACGTAAGAGATCGGAGCATTATGTAAACAACAAAGAGTTTCTTGCTGCCATTATTGCATACAAGGATTCTATTCAGTTGGCAGAAATAAGGGGTGAACCTAAACCTCGTATTACAAATTACCTTGGAGAATGTTTTCTAAAGATTGCTACACACTTATCATATAAACCAAACTTTGTAAATTATATGTTTAAGGATGATATGATATGTGATGGTATAGAGAACTGTGTACAATACATAAACAATTTTAATCCTGAGAAGTCAAAGAATCCTTTTGCATATTTTACTCAAATTATACACTATGCTTTCTTACGTAGGATACAGAAAGAGAAGAAGCAGTTAGAAATAAAACAAAAAATTATAGAAAGATCTGGATTTGACGAAGTGTTCGTCGCAGACGAAGCTGGAAAATCATCTGAATATAATCAAATCAAAGACGCTATTCAATATAAATCACGATGACTCATCTAAACAAAGATCAGAAGCGAAGAGAACTTATAGATCTCTTGAAACAGAAATGCTATCGTAAGGGTGATTTCCTTCTATCATCTGGTAGGAGAAGTGAGCATTATATGAACTGTAAACCAGTTACATTGGATGGATACGGATTAGAATTGGTATCTGAATTGATGGCAGATCTTATTGATGAGGATGCTGTAGCAGTAGGAGGTCTTACATTAGGTGCTGACCCCTTAGTTGCTGGTATTGCTATGAAGGCTAAGATAGGTGGTCTTATTGTTCGTAAAGAACCAAAAGGTCATGGTACTAATGCTCAACTAGAAGGACCAGAATTACCAAAAGGATCTAAAGTAACAGTAGTTGAAGATGTAACTACAACTGCACAGTCTGCTATTAAAGCTGTGAATGCTATTAGAGATGCAGGGTATGATGTTACTCGTATTATTACTTTGATTGATCGTCAAGAACATGGAGATGCAGATATAAATGTTTTAGCATCTAAGTGTGAATTACTCAGTGTGTTTGATCTTGAAGAACTCTTATGAAAGTAGCGATCATAACAGATCAACACTTTGGGTTCAAGAAGGGTTCAAAGTTATATCTGGAGTATTTTCAAAAGTTTTATGATGAAGTCTTCTTTCCAAAGATTGAAAAGTTGGGCATCACAACTGTTCTCGACCTTGGAGACACTTTTGACAACCGTAAGGGTTGTGATCTATATTCTTTGGACTGGGCGAAAAGAAATTATTTTTCTCGTCTTGCCAGCAATAAGGTGTCTCTTATTAGTATTGTGGGAAATCATACAGCCTACTATAAGAACACTAATGACATCAATACTATCGATCTACTATTACGAGAGTATGATAATATCCGTATCCTCAGTGAGTCTGAGCAAGTTAGAGTTGGCAATCTCGACATACTATTCATTCCGTGGATAAACCAAGAGAACTCTGCTAGAACATATAAGATGATAAAGGAGTCCAAAGCAAAGGTTGCTATGGGTCATTTAGAGTTGAATGGATTCGTTGCTACTCATGGTCATACTATGGAGAATGGTGCAGACTTTGAATGTTATGATAAGTTCAAGCAAGTATTTTCAGGTCATTATCATACAAGATCTAACAACGGTAGGATATACTACCTAGGTAATCCATATGAGATGTTCTGGAATGATTGTAATGATCCTAGAGGATTTCATATCTATGATACAGATACTTTAAAATTGAAGACCATTAATAATCCTAATAAGTTATATAAGAAAATATTTTATAATGATACTCCAAGACAGTTGTTCAAGTTTGGTGAATATAAAAATAAGATTGTAAAGGTGATTGTAAAAAGTAAGAGTAGTGAAAAAGAATATGATAGATTTATGGAATCTTTATCAAAAGCAAATCCATATGATATAAAAGTTATCGAAAGAACTGATGATTTAATTTTTGATGGTGATATAGTCAATCAGACTGAAGATACTATGACATTACTGAATAGTTACATAGATGACCTTGAAACAAATCTAAATAAATCTAAGATCAAAGGGTTGGTAAAGGAAATCTATCAAGAGGCTTGTGAGGTAATTTGATGCACATCATAACCGTAAAAGGAATGAAAGATGAAGGTGCATATGCTGTACTCAATGAGTATGGTGAAAAGGTTGTGTTTATGTTTGAACAAAAAGATGATGCTTCTCGTTATGCTATGATGCTTGAAGAACAAGGCGATCCCCAAATGGATGTTATTTCGATTGCTGATCGTGTAGCAATTGGTGCTTGTGAAAGAACAGGTACTCGCTATACTGTCATAAGCAAAGATGATATTGTGATTCCACCTGCCCCCAAAGATGATTGAATTTAAAGAGATTCGTTATAAAAACTTTTTGTCATCTGGAAATTACTTCACTACAATTCCACTAAACAAAAATAAAGATACTCTTATTATTGGTGCTAATGGTGCTGGTAAAAGTACTATATTGGATGCATTGACATTCTCCTTATTTGGTAAACCTTTTAGAAAAATCAATAAGGGTCAGCTAGTCAATTCAGTAAACGAAAAAGATACTAAGGTAGAGATAGAGTTTAATATAAACAAAACAAAGTACAAAGTAATAAGAGGAATTAAACCAAATATATTCGAGATATATAAAAATGGAAAAAAACTCAATGAAGACTGTTCTGCAAATGATCAGCAGAAAGCATTGGAGACGCAGATACTTAAACTCAACTACAAGAGCTTCACTCAAATTGTTATTCTTGGGTCTGCCTCTTTTGTTCCTTTCATGCAACTATCTACTTCTCATCGCAGAGAAGTCATCGAAGACCTCCTTGACATCAAAGTGTTCTCAACCATGTCTGATCTCCTCAAGGAGAAAATAAAGGCATCTAAGGACAATCTGAAGGTGCTAGAGCTAAAGAAAGAATCGGTAGGTGATAAAATAGTAATGCAAAAACAATTTATTCGTTCTATAGAGGAGGAAGGTGAAAATGACATTAGGAAAAAACAAGA